TATACCACCCACAATGCCTGCTGGGATGCAAAGAACCGCTACGGTCTGCCAGATGAAGTCCCATTCAGTTATGATTCCATCCGGACAATCATTGAGGGAAATGCCGTGCCAGTAAAAGAAACACAGCCAAAATCCGTACCAGCGCAGCAGCCGGTACAGGCTCAGCCAACTGTACAGCCTCAGCCGACTACGGTACAGGAAGCTACAAAGACAGAACCTGCTGTTACTGTTGGGGAGCAGATGAACCTTCCGCTTAATGAACCACAAAAGACTCCGGAACCGACAGCAAGGAGCAGCACCATTGATCCCGGAATCCCTAAAGCTCTACGTGATTTGATGGAGAATAACCAGGTTGATGAATGGGACATCCAGAATGTAGTGGCAGCAAGAGGGTATTATCCCTCTGATGTAAAAATAAAAGATTATGACATGGACTTTATCAACGGCTGTCTGATCGGGGCATGGCCACAGGTTTATGGAATGATCAAAGAAATGAAAGCGACACAACAGGTGCCGTTCAATTAAAGGAGGATAATAATTTATGGCAGCAGAAGGAAGAGAGTTAGGCTGGGAGGATTCTATCAAACAGGATGCCCAGGATTATGAGCCGATTCCAGAAGGGGATTATAACGTAACAATTGAGAAATTTGACCGCAGCAGATCTAAAGGTGAGGGTAAGCTCCCTCCATGTAATATGGCAGTTGTTTATTTTACGGTGCATGTTCCAGAACGTGAAGTTACCATCCGGGAGAATTATGTACTGCATACCAGTTTGGAGTGGAAGCTGTCTGAGCTGTTCCGTGGTGTAGGCCTTAAGAAGGAAGGCGAAGAACTCCGGATGGACTGGAGTGCACTTCCTGGCAAGACTGCGCGCGCCAAGATCGGACTGAAGCCTGGAATTAAGGATCCAAACAAGAAGTTCAATTACATTGAAAAGCTGTATCCAAAGGATACCAGTAAACCTGCATTTACACCGGGAGGCTTTTAAAAATGGAACTAAGGCCGTATCAAAAAGAAGCGAAGGAAGCTATTTTTGAACAGTGGGACAGCGGGGTGTTAAAAACCCTGCTGGTCCTTCCTACAGGCTGTGGAAAGACTGTGGTATTTGCCAAGGTAACAGAGGAATGTGTCCGTAAAGGTGACCGCGTACTGATCCTGGCACACAGAGGGGAGCTGCTGGAACAGGCTGCAGATAAGCTGATGAAGACAACCGGGCTTGGATGTGCCTTGGAAAAGGCAGAAAGCTCCTGCCAGGGCAGCTGGTTCCGGGTAGTGGTTGGCTCTGTACAGACATTGATGAGAGAAAAGAGGCTGGGAAGTTTCCCGGCTGATTATTTTAATACCATCATTATTGACGAAGCCCATCACTGTATATCTGACAGCTATCAGAGAGTGCTGCAGCATTTTCCGGAAGCACAGGTGTTAGGCGTAACGGCAACGCCAGACCGTGGGGATATGCGGAACCTTGGCGTATATTTTGAATCCCTGGCTTATGAGTACACCCTTCCTAAGGCAATCAAGGAAGGATACCTGTCCCCGATCAAGGCGCTGACAATTCCGCTTAAGATCGATATGAGCAGTGTTTCTGTACAGGCAGGGGACTTCAAGGCGAGTGAGATTGGTACCGCGCTGGATCCATACCTGGAAGGAATTGCCCAGGAGATGCAGAAATACTGCATGGACAAAAAAACTGTGGTATTTCTGCCGCTGGTAAAGACCAGCCAGAAGTTCCGGGATCTCCTAAATGCTTATGGTTTTCAGGCTGCAGAAGTAAACGGAGACAGTCAGGACAGGGCTGAGGTATTAAAAGACTTTGATGCTGGTAAATACAATGTGTTATGTAATTCCATGCTTCTGACAGAAGGCTGGGACTGCCCGTCAGTTGATTGCATTGTGGTATTAAGACCTACAAAAGTAAGAAGCCTTTACTGCCAGATGGTGGGACGTGGCACAAGACTTTCACCAGAAACAGGAAAAGATCATCTGTTGCTGTTGGATTTCCTTTGGCATACAGAGCGGCATGAACTGTGCCACCCCGCAAGTCTGATCTGTGAGAATGAAGAAGTAGCCCAGAAGATGACGGAGAACCTGGAACGAGAAGCCGGCATAGCTATTGATATTGAAGAGGCGGAAAAGACTGCCTCAGAAGATGTAGTCGCACAGCGTGAGGAATCCCTGGCTAAACAGCTGGCAGAGATGAAAAAACGGAAAAAGAAGCTTGTAGATCCACTGCAGTTCGAGATGTCTATTCAGGCAGAAGACCTGTCCAGTTATGTTCCGTCTTTTGGATGGGAGATGGGACCGCCATCTGACAAACAGAAGCAGACACTGGAAAAGCTGGGAATCATGCCGGATCAGATTGAGAATGCAGGGAAGGCAGCTAAGATTCTTGACCGTTTGGACAAGCGTAGAAATGAGGGGCTTACTACCCCGAAGCAGATCCGCTTCCTGGAGGGCAGGGGATTTAAACATGTGGGGACCTGGCAGTTTAACACAGCCAAGAATTTAATTGACAGGATTGCCGGGAACGGATGGAAGATCCCGAACGACATTGTACCACAGGAATATAAAGGAGCATAAACATGGAGCAGAGGACAAGCCTTACAGAGATAATTGAATACATCGATCCCGGTTCCCTGAACTATCAGGACTGGGTGAATGTCGGAATGGCACTGAAACTGGAAGGCTATCCGGTAAGCGTCTGGGATCAGTGGAGCCGGAAGGACTTTGGACGGTACCATGCCGGAGAATGTGAGAAGAAGTGGAGAAGCTTTTCCGGTTCTTCTTCTCCGGTAACTGGCGGAACTATTGTACAGATGGCAATGGAGCGCGGGTGGGTGCCGGAAAAAGGTCATGAGCTGGATTGGAACGATAGCATACAGGTAGACAGTGACCGTGTGGTAGTGGATAAGAACTGGCTGGAAGGCAGGGAGATCCAGGAACCAAAGAACTGGAATCCGGCAGAGCAGCTGATCACATATCTGGAAACCCTGTTTGAAGCCGGGGAAAACGTAGGGTATGTAACTGGAAGTTGGGAAAAGACA